TTATAATTTGCATTCATTGTCAAAAAGTTTTTTTTCAATCGCTGCAAGACGTGACTCTATTTTTTCGATTCTTCTACGCAAATAAGCAGACTCAAGCCATAAGCACTGGTCAGCACGGATACCCCACCTATTTCCGGCCTTGCGTACCAGAGTTCGCTCTTCTGTTTCGTATTCTTCTTCCTTCTCAATTTCGACACCATCCACAACTTCAGTAATCGTCCTGACCGCCATCACTGGCTCGTATTTATCATCCCATTCATCGTAACAGAGAAGGCCAAACCGGGTCCCATCAATCCCATGAGCGAGGAAAGCATCTCGCACCTGTTGTGCTATGACACCAAAATGCCAGCGGGCACCATCTCCCTTTTCCCTGATAGCCTCAAGCCAGCGAAAAGCTACGATCCTGATATCTCCCCATGCATCCAAAATTGCATCACCTTCATAACCAGGGGACATATTCAGACTGAGTTCACTCGTTGTTAGCGGGTCGCTTTTTTCCCTACCATCTGAGGTGTTTATTGAGCCTGAAACAGCATAAATCTGAGTTGGCCTGTTATCTGGTACACCAACACTGTAAGAATTATCCAGATAAGGATGCCAGTGACCATTTGGACTTACTTTCCATCTCCAGACATTATTACTTCCTAGATGTAAATCAGCCCCATTCGCAGCCATTAATGCTACATTAGAGGTACTCATATACATCTGAAAATAACCAACGCCTTTTCTCTGCCATTCATAAAGCAAACCGGTTCCTTGCTCGTTGTTGAACTTTAGTGCTTTTATAGGTGAGTTTTGTTCCCAGGTTGTATTATCTGAATAAATTACATGAGGAACCGCCTCTGGATTATCAGAGATACATATTTCTTTAGATGGTAGAGATAGCGTTCTTTTATCTCCTGCACCAAGCGCATAAATCAGAATGGTACGTCTGGTTGCCCCCATAACATCAGAATGTTCAGATACTATTGTTACCGATGGATAAAGAACGCCATCGTAATCAACAAAATGCATCCCTTCTGACTCGCGGAAGGTAGGGGTAGAGCCAATAATTCTAGGTAAATCCGTATCACCCAAATTAGAAATGGCTTTCTGCACATCATTCCCCAACAGATCACAACTTGATAAATATTGAGTCTGCCCAAACTTAGTATTTCCACAATACATATACAGATGTGCTCCATCAGAACAAAATCCATTAAGTGATGTTGTTTCATCACCACCGACTTGTGAAAGTTGAAGAGTAAACTCATGAGTACACAGGGCGGAATAATCACCGGGTTTATCAAAAATATCAGTGGAAAATACACGAAACGTTTGCTTATTGTATTCGCCATTGTCGGTGAAACGGATAATCATCCATTTTCCGTCTAATGTAATAGTCGGAGTAGTTGAACTACCCGCTGTACGATTTCCTTCTACAACCCTAAACATTTCAGGAGAATCTATTTCCCCCTCGGAGTTGCTCCTCCAGGAAAATCTAACAACCCCATGTGAACCACCTACAGAAAAATCAAAGTCAGTATGGGCAGTAGAGCCTGCCGGTGTATCTGGTGCTGTAGTCCATAACTTAATCGTATTATCTATATTCTGTACCGCTATTCCCTGATGACCCAGCCTGTCCTCAGGAAGCATAAAATCAGAAGATGTATTTTTAATTTTTGAATCAGCAGAATATTTATTCCAGACAGAAACAGTAGTAGGGTTTCCATCTATTTCTGTATTGTGATTGGAATAATAAGCTCTGCTTACAGGATCATATGCAAAAGTTTGCAATGTTCTTATCTGTCCGCGACCATTAGCAATTGGTATAAACCGTATAGCGGCATTAGACTCATGTCCAATGGCATTAATGTCCCATGCAGGTCGCTTGCTTGTAACTAGTTCACCATTAACAGGAATGACTTTCCCTCCAACCAACCATTTCCCGTTAATATAGGTATTCCTGAAAAACGTTCTGGAGGTAAAATAAGTTTTACCTCGCATATCAACAACCATAGACGTAACATAATCTTCCAGTTGTTCAAATGCCTGTGTATCATCCGCAATGCCATCACCTTTTGCTCCCCAGCCACGTGGATCTGTTTCATCACGCCATCGTGCAATCTGCAATTCGGAATATTTTTTAGCACCATCCGGGTCTTCTAATTGCTGCCGTAGCTGATCCGGGTCATACTTCAGTACGTTAGGAAAATAGAACTGCTGCGCTCCATACGCATCATAAACAGCCATAGAATGACCTTGCACAGTTACGAACTTGGAAATCTGTCCGTTGTATACCGGGTATCCAGCAGCATTGATAACGATTGGCTGTGGCACCTGAACATAAGTACCATCTTCTCGTTCCAGATATACTGGAATCTGGTTTTCTGGATTTAGCGGATCTGTGTCAATCTTACCGATATAAATTTTTCCATTTGCTACGGTTTTAAAAGAACTAGCCATTGTGAAGAGTTGCGACGGCATACCTATCACAACATTTGGAGTTATATTAGGCATATTAGTCATCCTGTTTGAAGATTTAGATATTGAAGAAAACGGAATGACTGCAGACAAAGATGCAATTGTTTTGAAAAATAACCTTCTATTCATTTAAAAACCATGCAACATGAACAAAACGATTATTTTACAATACTCAAGAATCTTGATCAACAGGCATATTATTTATGCGCTTAATGCGTCACTTACAAAAATAAAAACAAGTACTACCTTTATTCCTATCGTCCATGATTTTTATTTTCAAACATTATTAAATAACAATTCCTATTTATAATATCTGTCATTTAATTTGCTCCAAATACAAGGAATCGCCGCAGTGATTCATTATCAATCAAAAAATACGACCACCGTGGTATTATTGAGGATGCAACCAGCAGATAATAAGATGCCGATCCACTCACAAGAGCGAGGCATCAAGAATGGGAAGAGATGACCCGCAATTTAATCTGCGGCTACCTTACGAATTAAAGGAAAAACTAAAACAGCGAGCCAAATCCAATGGCTGCTCTCTTAATTCAGAATTAGTTCAGATAGTGACTGATGCTGTATCAAGGCCATCCAAAATTTCAGGCTATCGAGACGATGCAGAACGCATCGCTGATGAGCAGTCCGAACTTGTTAAGAAGATGGTGTTTGATACGCTGAAGGATTTGTACAAAAAAACCACCTGACGGTGGGTTAATTTTTGCATTTACTTGGGCCATATTGACTACTTATAAAATGAGATCAATATTTAATCGCCCAATAACGGGTGTATGTTGAGGTATATCATGGCGAAAAAACCAGGTGAAAACACAGGAAAAAACGGCGGAATATACCAAGAAGTTGGCCCACGCGGCGGTAAGAAAGACAATTTTGCCACCGTCAAGGACAACGAAAGGCTTCCACCAACAACAAAGCCAGGTCATGTCTGGGTATTGGATAAGCGAACTCCAGACAGCAAAAAGTAATAATCAAGCCGGTCACTCCGGCTTTTTGATATGTCGCTCGCAGAACTCAACAAGCCTGCTCATTAAGTAGCAGTAAGTCTCGTTGGCTCTTCCTGGTTCAACATCAACACCTACCCTTGAGCAGATATCGAATGCCATGTGAGCGCACTCATGGGCAATAGTAGATAGTTTGCCATTGAACACGCCTATCACATGCAAAACACCATTCTCGCTACTCATTGTATGAGACGCTCCGTTGGCGTCCGAGTCATGCACGTCAACGCCAAGTTTTTGATGCAGGCGTTGCCATTCTGGAAAGTCTCTACAAAACACAATTGTACCGCTCTCAAAGAGCGGAACGAGCATCTTTGGTACGTTTCCAATGTTAACTTTTTTCATGGTATCCTGCGCAAAACTAAGGAGGTTGGTGTGTCTGATTCTATGAGTTACGCTGTGCTAGTTGCCGCAACTCTATTTCTGGGGATAGGGTTGCAGATTGCGTGGTTCTTTTTTTCTAGTTTTATTAAACGTAAAAGAATTGAATCAAGGATATCTGAGATTTCTATTGCTATAGGGAAAAATGCTGAAAATCCAGAGAATGAGGCCTGCGCACTGAATTACCTTAAAGAAAAGTTTTCCCCTGAAAAATTTGAAAACAGAATTACTGATGCTCTTGGATTGGTAATATCAGTAATTCATATGCCACTAAGTTTGCTGATAACAGTGTGGTACTTCGCCATGATCGCCGGAAGAATATTTGGTTTCATGAATATAGAGCCTGTAGTTCTTTGGGTTCCAATGATACTGCAATTGTTGTTAAGCTTTGCTATCTTTATTTTTTCTGTTTTTATAAAAATTGTCTTCGGAAGATACCCCGGAGAAGCGAAGGGATTTAATAAAGAATTCATAAAAACTATAAAATAAATGCCGTCCTTGGCTTACAGTGCTACTGCCGGGTAGCTTCGTTAACTAAGAGCGGGCGCACGGCAGTAGCCGCCTGATTTAGCGCTCTTTCATAAGCTGGCGTTCCAGCTTTAGTGTTTGCCAGACGTAAGAGCGCATTCCTTGCTGCTTTGGATTCATACAAGCGCATCATTGCACCGAAACCAGCCTCAAGCCCCATTGATACGCCAAGAGTCGTAGTTGCGCCAATCGTCCTTATCCTGTTGGCTTGCGATTGCCCCGTCTGAGTTACTACATTTGCGGTGTCTGATCTTGCTGTTTGCTGTAGAACTTCATGAAGAGCATCAAGTTCTTTCATGTGCTTTCCAGAAAAAATAGTGTTGTAAATTTCACCGCCTGACTGAGATTTCAGCTTATTAACTTCCGTGATGAACTTGGCTGGAGAGTCACCGGCCTTTTCCGCTATTTTGCTGACGTAAGCTGCACGCATAGCATCTTTCCCTTTATCATCCAATGCGCTCCAGATTCGTTTCACGTCAGATGGTTTTCTGCTTAATACAACAGTATTTATAAGTTCAGGACTGGCTTCACTGCTTGCCTTGTTGAGCTTGTTAGCAATGTTTTTATTAAGCACCTTATTATAAACGTTTGCATAATCGGAATTTGCTTTAAGGTATTTTGCTGCGTCTGATGCACCGAGGTTTTTTGCAACTGCGTTACGAAGGTCTTTTGACATTGCATTCTCTACCATATTGGTAGCTGCTTTTGCCTGGTTGGGGAAGACCATAGCATCCCCCTGAACATTAGATCTAAATGCTGTTCTGTGCTGACGTAGGAGATCAAACGTAACATCCAAATCAGTTGCAGGGTTTGCTAATTCTTCACGTAGGTTACGCAAGGATGTAAGCAGGCTTTGATTGGCAGACGTCCCAAGCCGTTCCTGTCTTGCGATCGCTGTATTCAGAGCATTCATGGTATTTGTGGTATCAACTGCGGCATTACCCATTTTATTGGTGACGTCATTGATAACAGCGCCAGCGGCCTCCTTCCGTCCCCTTAACGTGGTGGTCAGAGATTTCACCACATCATCAGGGTTGTACTCACCAAAACGGTCAAAATAATTGCTTACCAGCTTACTACGCGTTGCATATTGCTCCGCTCGCTTTGAGCCTGTCCCGAGCAAAGCCCCCTCAGCATCCTGAGTAAGTCCGCGAGTGAAAGCATTTTTCGGCGGGATAACATCAGATGTCATTGGTGTCACGCCCATCGATTCTGAGGTGGCAATTTTTTTCGCTACTTCTGGCGCGATATCGCCTTTTATAGCAGTTATTCCACGCCCTATTCCCTTTGCTGCTGCGGAAAGAACACCCTGAGCGGCAAGGTTAACTCCGGCGTTTATGGCTGCATTTTGCGCGAAATCGCCTTTCTGGTTCGCGGCTTCTGCCAGTGATCCAATAGCCATGCTTCCTGCCGTTCCAACTCCTGGAACTAAATACCCGCCAATTGTTTCTCCAGCTTGAGCGTAGGGGTCTGTCGGTCGATCGACTGGACGATAGACATCATCCAAAACCTTGGGGCCACCAAGCCCCTGACTGATTGCATTAATCAGACTTGCGCCGCCCTGTAATACGTCAAATGGTATGTTTACCAGACCACGACCAGCCTGTTCTGCAATTTGCCCTGCACTTTGACCACCAGTGAGCCAATCGCCAGCTTGTTGCATCAATGATGGTTCTTCCCGTGTTGGTGCATTATTGGCCTGATTAACTATTTGTTGCTGAACAGCCTGACCAGCAAAATACTCATCAATGGCGGTGCCAATATCTTCGGTGCTCGTACCATCAGGAAAGGTAAATGTCTTACCGTTTGCAGTTACTTTCATCATTCCACCGTAAATTGAATGCCTGATTTTGACGTGTAGCTACCTCCTGCTGATTGCTGAGTAGGCGGCTGTTGCATTGATGATTTCTTCCCTCCATTACCGACATTAACGTTATATTGCTGGTTGTAATTGTCGGTATATTGCTGAATGTCGCGCATTGATTGTTGCAGTGCTTCAGGGCTTGAGAAATCAACCTGTGGCATACCTTGAAAATACATCTTTGCTTCTGCAACGGTGTTGATACCGGATGCCCCCATGTCTCTGGCTGCTGCAATGCCCTGATTCTGCATCTTTCCTTGGATTCGCTGTGCAGCGTTGTATAGTTTCCTCTGATCACCACCAGATGCACGGCTACGAATATCTGCACCAAGAGCAGGAGAACCTGAAAAGCCTGTAATGCCAGTCATGAAGCCAAGATCGTCAATTGATGCACCAGAAATTGCATCAAGATCTTTCTTCATTGCGTAATTCTGCGCGCTTGCTGCCGACGTGGCCGGAGCAGCAATAGAGCCAGCAGGAACGCGAACCATGTTCCCCTCATTGTCTATACCTTCGTAGAACGCGTTAGCACCAGCACCATGAAGTTTCCCGCCTACGGTTACAGTTCTTCCGTCTGCTAGTTGAACTGTGCGCTCATTATTCCCAACCGCCCCTTTCATTGATGCTCTCTGCATCGCTAAATCCTGACCGCGTCGCGTAGTAGAAGCAGATAAGTCCTGACCGCGCATCGTGATGTTCTGGCCTCGTGCTGTTAGCGCCTCGCCAGCCTGATTGCTGCGGATTGTCTCTGCCAGCCTGCCTCGGTCAATCTCACGACCAGCTATCTTGTCCTGAACAGCAAACGCCTTTTCTGGCCCAAGTGCACCGAGAGACATAGTAGTCAGCATGTGTGATAGCTGCTCGGGATTCTGGATACCTGTCTGAATCATCCAGTCAGCATTAGCACCCACGCGATTTAACCTGTCCTTGTTGTCAGTAATGAATTTACTGTAGGCTTCCGGTCCCTGAGAAAGAGCGACGTTAGCCCTCATGGCTAAATCGCCCATATCGTTGCGTTGCTGCTCATTAAGACCGGAAAACGCCTGTTGTGCCTGTGCAACAAACGCTGGATTTTCCTGGGCAAACTTAAATAGTCCCGATGGATCACCAGAAGCCCATGCATCAGCGTGAACCTTATTGAACGCACTAATAGCTTTCTGTTGCTGTTCCTGCTTATAAATATCAGCAACTCCAGCCAGACCACGTAACGCGGTCAGACCAACGTTATTTGCACCTGATCGAGCCAGTTCATTGTTTTCGCGGATCAGACCAAGCGTTGCGTTAATGTCGCTTGCCTTTGGCGCATTCTCGTTTTGCGCACCAATGCCAGCCAGAAAACCACCAGAATTAATACCCTGTTGCCACGTAGCCATTGATTACCCCTTAAAACAACGAGCCAAGCAGACCAAGACCAGCACCGATACCAGCACCCCACGGAGTTGATAGCTCGAGAGCACTGGCTATGCCACCACCCAAAAGCGCACCGGATGCAGCACCACTAACCCCCTGCTGCAATGCTGACGGTCGGTTGGCGTTTGCCGCAGCCAGCGCCGCGCTTTGCTGTGAAATCTGACTCATGTTGTTGGCATATGTTTGCCCGGCGTTTGCCTGCCCCTGAAGAGCGCCAAGACCGATATTTGCCAGGTTGTTGTAATTGTTCATTTGTCCAGATAGCCATTGCTGACCAAGCGTTGGTGCGATTGTTGCTAACTGATTACTGGTTGCGGTGGAACCCAATCCACCTGTTGCTTCCGCTGCCGCCAGACTCTGATAGCGAGCCTGACCTGCAAGGTCTTTATACTGCTGAGAGTTGTAATACTGGTTAAGTGCCTGACCTTGCCCCTCCAGAGACGATAAGTTCTCGAGGCTGCCGACATACTTCTCAGCCAGAGGAGTAAACGGCTTCAGGTTATTCATGATGGTGTTGAACTGCTGATTTTGCAGGTCTGCGGCATACTTCTGAGCTTCTGCTGCATACTTTGCGCTTTTATCAGAACTGCCACCTTTCCCACCTTTTTCAGGGCAATAAGGTTCCTCGCCACGCAGTTTTCTGCCCAGCTTAAATGCATATAACATGGCTATCTCCTGTGATTCAGGAAGTCGATTAGTTCTTCGCGTGTGGCGCTGTAAAACGTCACGTCATCCACGCCTTTGAAGTATTTCTTGATGGTTCCTACACGATTAAGGCCAATCATTGCGCAGTACATCTGCCCGTGGCGGAATTTGCGTGCAGCGAACGATGTGACACACTGAACAGTGGTGTTAGTCAGAATGTATCGCCAGAACGCCAGCCCGATTTCCTTGCTGAATCCACGAACCTCTGGCAGGTACATGGCGTGGCAATCGAATGTCAGCGGCTGAATCTCCTGATAGTAAACAATGCCGCCAAACTGACCGTGCACGTTCACCTCAAAGTAACGGCAATCAGGTTTGTAGTCGTATCCATCACCGTTGTTGCTCCCGGCGATGATGTCAGGGTGATTTCCTACTGCTTCGATCAGGTCGATGTTTCGCGTTGGTTTGAATGTAATCATCAGTCAATCAGCCCATGTAATCTAAGTGCCGTTTCAAGCGCCAGAATACGCTGCCGCGCCTGCTGCAAACCTGTAGCGAGAGCGGCGACTTCGGATTGCGTGTACGTAGTGCCGACAGTGTATGACTGGTTAGCGTTGAATGAGCCAAGAAGTGGCGTACCTGTGGCTGCAGTCCATCCGGTATTTCTTGCTCCAACAACCTGAATTCCATCAACTGAATATGATGTTTTTACATCCAGCGGTGACTCAAGAGACTGCAATTCGGTTACGGTTTTCGATACGTAATCACTCTTAATGCCAGAGACATCGTTTTCTACGTCATCCAGTCTTTGGTCAACAGTGACCAGATGCGCCTGAATATCGATAACCTCATCCAGCAAGTAATCAACATCGCTACGCAGTACGACTATCTTCCCTTCGGCAGTTGTTAACCTGACCTCAAGTAGATTTATCGCTTTTGTGCTTGCGGTGATTCTTGCGTCGTGATCAGCCAGTTCGACGTCCTGTTCATCGTTTTTCACCTGAGCATCGTAAGCGCCCTGACCAGCCTGATTTGCCTTCCCGGCAATTGCGCCGACATCAGCCCCCTGATTAATGACATACAGCAGGTAAGACTGGCTGAATATATTGCGTGGAAGGATTGATGTATCGAGCCGCGTCGCCTGCACAATAACAGGGGTGTTGAGATTCGAATCAGCCATTACTCGATCCTTATCTGGCAGCCAGACAGAGTGACAGGTGACTTCGTGATAACGCGCAATTTGAAGCCGACATTTTTCCTGATGCGCCCGACTCGCTTCCACAAAACGCTTTTGTCGTAAACGAACGGTTCATTCTGCTCAATCATCTGCTCTCGCCCGTAATTGATGCCGTCAGTGGTTGCAGAGAGGAACAGGCGGTCGGCGTACTGAGCTACGCCAGTGGATGATTCCACCTCCAGATCGAAGCATCTGGCGTTATCCGCTTTGAACAACGGAGTAAACAGAAGGTGTTCCTGTTGCTTGTCGTACTGGCTGCTGATATCGAATTGCAATTTCCCGGTCACCGATTCCAGCTTATCGCCGCACGTTATCTGATTGCCTTCGTAAATGAAGTCGATAGCGCGGTACACATCGTCATACAGGCCTGTTTTCAGTACACACCATTGTGGGCCATTGGCGCTTGAAGATGCGTCGTACACGAGGACGTGACGCGGAAGATGGATAATCAGCAACTCATGCGCATCAAACCGCAACGATTCCATCACGCCATCAGCCAGTTCATCAGCAGTGTAGGAGCGGAGAATTTTCTCAATGCTCGCGCTGGCGATTGGTGACACCTGCCCGGAGCCGATGATATACACAGACGGCGCACCTGTTGCCGGATTGCTGATGAACGCATAAGAATCAGCGAATGGTGTTTTGCAGTAAGTCCCGGCTATTCCTTTTTGCACCATCAGCGATGTCTGTGCGACATACAAAGCGGCACCAACAGTGGTTGCGCCAGTCAGGGAGAAATATTCAATCGTCGATGAACCAAAGCAGACGATGAAGTCTCGCCATGTTCCGATGCCGATAATACCGTCAGGCTGAGACTCGGCACGATATTGTGCGCTGTATCGGTCAGGATGTGATTCGTCTTCAAGGTCAGTGATAAACCATGAATCAGTACCGTCTTTTGACCACGCATAACGCCCACGTAAGCGTGTAATGTCACGAACCGAACCTAACTCATACTGCGTGAATCCGCTGTCTGTAGGCCAGTTTGAGACGGTTTTAACCGTGCCATCATAGCGATACTCGACCAGTTGACCGTTAACACCTACCGCCTGAGATGTTCGACCATGCGCCATTGATACGCGACCACTTCCGGCGACGTCACCTACTTCGCTTTCGCCTTTGTAGAGCTTGCCACCACACACGCGATAAACAGCATTCTGCGCCATGTTGTACTCGACGCCGCGAGATACACCGTTCACATCAGAGCGTTTGGCAATGCCAGGGAATGAGCGAAGATATCCGCTGCTGTTCAGGATTTCTTTGGGTGTAGCCAACATATTCACTGGCAGATAGTCGATATAGTCGGCGTTTCTAAAGTCTTTGCCGACGCCTTTCATGAGCGGAAGTTGCTGAATCGGCATTTATTCACCTCACGTACTCGGATCATCTTTCTCGATGTAAAACCGATTCCACGTAAACGCGCTTTTGTTACCACTACCGCGAGGCATGTCATTTCGCCGCTCAAGTGGTGGTATTTTGGTTAAAGCGATACAGATTGTTTGATATGCACTGTCAGCAGCGGTAAGGAGAGCGTCTGACGGCTGAATGACATTATCCATGCACACTTGCACAGCGAGTTTCAAAGCGACGCCATCATTTGCCCATGCAGGGATGCCTGAATCATCGTCAGGTAACGGCATGATGCCGTTTTCTGTATCAGCAAACTGATACCCAAGCTCGATACCTTTCGCCTGCCATGCTGCCATCATGTCTTCGAGGTCATTAATTGCATCTTCAATTTCCTGAGGGTCAGCATCTGTCAACGTGGCATTGGAATACAGCCCGGCTTTTCGTAAAGCCTTTAGAACGAGATCACCCTTCGTTTTCACCATCTTCTTCCGCCTTAGCCACTTTTTGCTTCGTTGCGGTTTCTTCAGGAGTTTTTACCCAACCTTTTTTCAGGTGAGATTTAACTTCTTCGTCATCAACAATGATGTAATCGACAGCAAACTGACCACAGGTGATCATGTTGCCAGGCTTATAGAGCATTGTTCGTGCCATTGTCTTCTCCCAATAAAAATGGGGCCGAAGCCCCACCAAAATTACTGCCCGGCAATAACGATGCCCGTATATTCAGGAACAAGTACAGAGCAACCATACAGAGTGGTGAAACGAGCAGTGGTTACGCCTTTGATGTGGTCGAAGGCGTAAGACATGATCAGCGTAGCGCCCTGCTCGGTGGTTGCTGTCATTACCTGTGGACCCTGACCAGTCGGGAACGCCAGTTTGCCGTACATCAGCTCAACAGAACCATCAGCCCAGAACAGGTTAGCCGGTGCGGCATTTTTGTTGAGAATGGTAATTGCTGCACCATTTGCCGCGTTAGCATCAACGTTTGCATATGGTCGGCTGGCGACATCCGCGTTGTCAGGCGGCAGAATTTTCGGGGAGATAGTTACTGTCGTTCCGCTTACTGCCAGAACGCGGAATACCTGCGGCTGCCCGGTGGTATCTTTGGTGATCTGGTGTACGGAATTCACCCCTGCGATGGTAAACGCATCGCCAACCTGCAAACCTTCAGCAGATACCGTAATGGTCCCCTGTCGGTTATCCACTGGCATATCGTTAGCATCTTTCGCTTCAACCTTGTGCGCAGGTTCAGCCGCCAGCGTCAGGGAAGTTGCTGTACCCTTCGGAACACGACCAGAAATATCGGTCTTGTAGCTATCGAAGGACGCAACCGGAGGGATCTGCGCTTTTTCGTATGCTGTCAGGGTTGCGCCCTGAGCATAGGCACGGTGACCAAGCTCGCCAGCAAGGTCTTTGTAGTTGAAGGGGTTCCAGAAAGAGCGACGGTTGATACCCTGAGGTACACCAATCGCCGTCATGGTGGCATCAATACCTGCCGCACAGTTCCACAAATCACGGCCCTGTGAACCAGTGGTTGAGTCAGCCATTGTGATCACGTTAGTAGCACGCTGCGTGACCATGGAAATCAGGTCAGAGTCAATCTGTGCAGCAAGGCGCATACCTGCGGCGCGACCAGCTTCAGTTTTATGCTCAGGGTCACGCATTTCACGCGCATCCAGAGTGTACAGAATGTTTTTCGGCTCCTTGAACACAGAAGGAACAAGGCGCTGAACCAGTGCTGTTGGCGTTTTGCTGCTGAGGTCGAGGCCTTCCTCAATGTTCATGTGGTAATGCTGCGGACGATACAGAACATCACCTGCTCGCTGCATTGCTGTATCACCGGGACGGAATTTTTTAGCGTTACGGGAAACTACGCAGGCGGCCTCAAAGCCTTCAACGTAGTTTTCGAACATGATTTCAAGGTCTTTTGCTAATTGGTTAGCCATGCTTAATGCTCCGATAGGTTATTTTTTTGCCTTTTTAGCGGCGAAATACGGCGTCCAGTCACCAGTTTCCAGCGCCTTGGCTTTCAGTTTGTCGAGGTTATTGATTACTGCGCCGTTGCTCCCCTTAACTGTCGGGGTTGTGGCTGCCGTGGTTTTTGCTTTTGGCATGATTCTGGCCTTCGATTCGATACGTTCCAGCAGACGACCAATTGCTACGGGGTTGGTAGCTTCTGCCAGTTGCTTGCGCAGTTCAGCGTTGCGACCGAGCGCCAGAACAACGATTTCCGGCTTCTCTGACTCAAACAGGATCGCGTTTTGTGTCTCGATGGGAATTTCCTCGAGTACGGCCTGCTCAGCTTCCTGATAGCCAGGAACTTTGAGAGCCTTAACACGTTGCTGATATTTGGATAATCGCTCTTGATAGGCAGCCTGAAGCTCCTGCTCCTTCTGCTTGCGAGCCATCTCCTGTTGCTGGTACTTTCCGTTATCCTCTGCCCACTTAGCCATGCGTTGCTGATAGATTTCTTCATCGAAACCGATGTCCTCATCATCCAGTTTTGGCATTCGCGGTGGTTGAGTGATTACCGGCTGCTGCTCGACGGGTTTCTGAGACTGACGCATCAGCTCTTTCAGCTCGCGGTCTTTCTCTTTAATCGTCTTGCGCAGGTGTTTTACCAGCCCATGCTCTGCGCTATCTTCACTGGTTGGCGAATCCAGCTTTTCGTCACCAAAGTAGAATTCCTGTTCTGATTCGTCGTCATCAGTTTCAGTAGCTTCCTCTGCATCATTGCCGGAGGACTCACTGCCATCTTCTGTTTCGACTTCTTCAGCCAGTTCGACATCATCAGGAATCTGCTCTGATGTATCGGTTTCGATTTCAACTTCTGGTGTGTTTTCTGCCATCTGGTCCATTTGTTACCCCTGTTTACTCGATGTTCAGCCCATCGGAAGGCAATAGGGTGCCAGGCCTCATAAAGACAGCCATTGCACGTTATGGGTTAATTACTGCTGTGGTTGTTGCTGAGTTGATTTTTGCAGGATGCTGCTGATGTCCATGCGCTGCGCATGGCCCTGTGCCTGACTTTTCAGGACAAGCTCTGCATCAGCACGGGCATTATCTCCTTGCTGTTGCTGGAACTGTCCGAGCAGTTTCAGCGCCTCACGGATATCAGATTTTTGCTGGCTATCGGCAGATGCGAGGATTTTCACAACATTTGCCGCAGCAACCTGAGCATCCGTCTGTGCCTGGAATGCTTTAACCTGAATGGCTGCTTGTTCGTTCTGCGCTTTCTGCAATTCAGCCTGACCAGCAAGAAGCTGACCTTGCGCAGCAACCATAGCCGGATCTGGCTGACTGGCCTGTTGTTGTTTCGCCTGCTCAACCATCTGCTGTTCTTCTGGTGTTCTCGGCTTGATAACTCCAGACAGAAGCAACTGATTGCGGTTGTATTCTTTAAGGTCGTCCATCCCTTCGCCGTCCATATTGTCGAGAATCATCGACGATACAAGGTCGTGCTTCGGCGTTCCTGGTGGGATAAGTGCCAGCATGGAAAGTAACGACTTAACCGTTGCATCACGGCGAGTAGCGAACGACTGACCGACATCGACAGTCACTTCATAGTTACCCTGCGAAAGGTCGTTAAGCGCGATAACCTGCCCTGTCTGACGGTCAACCACTTCACCAGTCATCAGCGCCACGTCATCGCTGCCGTCCTCATTCACGATACGCATCGGCGTATCACTGCCATAGACCTCACGCGCCATAGAAAGCCACACAACGCCAGCGCGACGCATGGATTTAGCCATGTTGTCCATGTAGATATAGGACTGCGTGTCCATCCGGTTAAAGATGCTATCAACGGTATCGGTGGCGACGTTGCTCGGCATGTTCTCAAGCTGCGAAGCCCCGGTAATTTGCTGAATAGCCGTTCCGGTGTACTGCAATAACCCGGCAAGAGCAGGAGGCATTTGTGTCGGAGGTGTATAACTGCTGACCTGAGCCTGCGCAGTAATATCTCCGTTTTTGTTTTTCAGACTTACCATCGGCAGGAACGCCGGGCGCTTTTTGTTGCGCTCCGCCCAATGATTGGCGAGAGGACCAGGAATCATGTCAACATCAACTACAGGAATGCCATCACCGCCAGCCTGAGTCGCGTTATCTGCAATCATGGAAACCATCAGGTTCTCAAGACGCTGTGCATCCATCGCTTTTGCTGCGTGTCCTTCGATTCGCTCCTGATTATCAACAAATGAGCGACGCCCATATACCGGGATGAGTGGAATATGTTCGCCCGGAATACGCTTCGGTTCTTCCAGCCATTCAGCGCCAGACAGAAGGCCGCAATAAACGCGGCGTTTCTTCACCGTTCGCTCACCAATCAGTTCGAATGCGCCATCGGTTAGCTCGTCGACAATATCTTTGATTTGATCTTCATCATAGATTGCCGTTTCTCCGCTAACAGGGTTGCGCCACGCCGTGAGCTTCACCTTCTCTATGCGGACTTCGTAGTAACGTCCAACATAGATGGCATCTGGCGTTGACCAGTCATATTGAGTGCCAGTGTCATCACGAGAAAGGCTTGCCGCGATGGAATCAGGGTATTCAGCCTCGAACGCTTTAGGCGTCATGGAGAACATTTCCATAGCCCACATAGCATCAGAGCGGTCATATTGCTTGCTGTCCTGATCAAAGAAGACGCATGTCGCTGGGTCGTAAACAGGAAGAAGGCTGATGCGGCGCTGCTCGTTACTCGGATCCATTTCATCTTCGTAATCGGCACACATGCGGAAACAACCGAATCCACCCGTTACGGCATCATCAAATGCGTTATCACACGCTTCGCCACCGGATGTTTCCTGATAGTCAGCGCGGAATTTGCCGTTCATTTTTTCGGCTAAAGCTTCCGATGCCTTGTCATCCTTCGGCCTGAATTTAACGCTGATGCGATTCTGTCGATACTCGCCAATGATGCGATCACATTCACGGGAAATCTTATTCAGTTCAAAACGCGGATAATGCTCAAACCTGCCTTCATCAAATGAGTAACCAGCGTTTGTGCTGCCTTCCCACTGTGCGCCGGACACCCGGACGAAACGTTGAGCCTCAATAATCTGCTCACGCATATCCTGCGTTGCTGACCAGGCATTATCAAAGTTGCACAGCACCTTGCGATGCCAGTCAGTCATCTTTTTTTCTGCCATATCAACCTACACCACAAGGAATTGAGTAACTGGAATAGTCGGGTTGCGCAGCCGACTCCGGGCAATGCATACACATCATCAACGCATCAGCCAGGTTAGGAGATGGAATACCGAGCTTCTGCTTCATTTCGACCTTAGTCATTAGCTCCAGCTTCCCGTTGTTATTGAATTTGCGCTGAATCTGCGTCAATTCTGCAAACAGCTTCTCAAGCATCTTCTCGCCTATCGCTTCTTTGTCGAAGCTCAGCATGTCGTCGGGGTCTGCATACTCACCGTGAACAACCGCCCGATATGTCAGATACAGCCTGTCAGCCAGTGCGTAATAGAATTGCGCTCGCTTATTGCGGAAAACATCGCCAATAGTGCGAACGTTGTCTCCCTGCACGACTTCATCAGCCCATGCTCCGGCCTGATAAGGCGCATCTTCATCGAATGGCGATTCGCTGCCCTTGAACATCGTGGCGGTAATTTTCTTGCCGGAGAATGCTTCCGTTGTCTGTCTGCGTAGCCCTGCACCGACACCATCGCCATCCCACAGGTAATGGTCAGCGCAGTCTTCAATCGCCAGCGAAGTAGCCCAGTCAGCACCCTCGTTGATGTCCATCAGCAGACCTTCGGCAATGCGCTTAACTACCGAACCGTGGCGCGATGCATAACCTTTAGCATCCGGTCCTGTATCTGACGGGTCATGCGCAGAGACAACAGCGCCTTTCGCCTTCCATCCGAGTTTCTTGTGCGCATCGGTTGCGGCTTCAAGCCATTCACGTTTGATAATTGCCATATCACTTGCGCTCACTGGCTCACCAAGCCAGATGTGACGATACAGTGTCGGATTTCTGCGTTTGCACTCTTCCATCTCCAGACGGAGAACTTCAGGAAAGTGCGGGTTGTCGGTGTAGTTCACCGTCAGCAGGCAAATATCATCGGGAGGATTTACGACGAACCGCTGATAGGTATCGTCGAGTATGTTTTTCGGGTTGAAGCTTACCCATATTTCAGAGAACGGCTTACGGATGGTTGGTATCAGGATATCCCACGATTCCTTCGTTACCGCTTCCGCTTCTTCCACCCAGCAGATATCAATGCCTTCGAGCGATTTAATCTTCGTCGGGTTGTTTTTGATGCCGTAGAACATGAATTCAGCATTCGTTCCGAGATGACGAATCATGGAACGCTGAATTTCAAACTCGGCCGAATACCCTTCCCGCTCTATGGTGTCTTCAAGCAACCGGATTACCGAATCGCTGATACTGTTTTGCAGTTCACGAGCACAGAGGATGCGCACAGGCTGCCGACGCGCCGCTTCAACAAGCAGCCTCGCAATTGCCCATGACTTACCGCTACCTCGACCGCCTTTGGCGACTTTGTAGCGATGCGCCTCAATGAACGGTTCAAAGATAGGATTAATCGAGGTCATTTTCCGAATAGAGTGCTCATCGGTGATGTTTCAATCTGGATTGCGCCGCCGTCTTTGCCGGTTAGCTCATGAGAAGCTTGTTCTTTAAATGCCTGAACGGAAACATGCTTACCAAGAAGTTCGAGGTTTTTGACCTTATCTGGCCATTTGATTTTCTTCAGAAGTGCGGCACTATCTGCGGATACCATCTCCACAACATCCATTCCTGATAGCGTTGTGCGCCATACCTTAGGCCAGTCTTTAATGGGCTTTAGCTCACCGTTTTGCAGGAGAATGTCAAGCACATCCATCTGGTCGATTTCAATAAGGCGATTAAGTACATATTCTGCATTAATACCAACAAGATCATTGCGTTGCGCTTTCAGTTCGGCGATTCTTAACTTGATGTCAGGTTTTGACAGGTTTTCGGATGCGGTACGGTTAGCTGTCTTTGCGCTGTACCCCGCCCGAATAGCCGCTTGCGTGGCGTTTAAATCGATGAGGTACTCGCGACAGAACATCTCTTGTTTGTCGGTGAGTGCCATGACAAAGTCTCAATTGGATTGAAAATGAGTGATTTATTACTAATTAAAAACTGGTTAATTGACCATCATGCACTATCGATTTTCTTTGGGTTTTTATCGGCTGGGTTATGGATCAAATCAGCAACAGCCAAAGTCAAAACAGGTAGAAGCACCGTTGTAGCAATTACATTTGATGATCCCAAAAAAAATGTAGATCTTCACGAATTTTTCTTAACTGCGCGGTTACAGTCTAAATATAACTCATATGCAGCTTTCGCTGCTGCTGCAACTGTGATTTTGCAAATGGCTGGCTATTAGAAAACCTTAACCAAGATATTATTTACCTTTATCAATATCAGTTAACGGCTCAAAGTGTAATGGTTCCACATTCTCCTAATGGAGTTATTTACTCGCCCGTCTCGGTAGCCAGCTGCATAAAGCCATTAACCAGCTCAGGCTGACGTCGTGACGTCTTGCCCGTAAAGGTTTCGCCTGTTTGGGTGGTTAACGTGATTTGGTAGATGTCGGACATTGAGAGCCTCTTTATCCGCTTGTGGGGATATCCATTATCAAAGCCACTCTGTAAGGAATGGCTTTTGTGATGGCAATAAAAAAACATCCGTAGGAGGTTAGATTAAGTCTTCACCTTTTTCATATTCTTCGATGTGATGTCACGAACGGTGCAATAGTGATCCACACCCAACGCCTGAAATCAGATCCAGGGGGTAATCTGCTCTCCTGATTCAGGAGAGCTTATGGTCACTTTTGAGACAGTTATGGAAATTAAAATCCTGCACAAGCAGGGAATGAGTAGCCGGGCGATTGCCAGAGAACTGGGGATCTCCCGCAATACGGTTAAACGTTATTTGCAGGCAAAATCTGAGCCGCCAAAATATACGCCGCGACCTGCTGTTGCTTCACTCCTGGATGAATACCGGGATTATATTCGTCAACGCATCGCCGATGCTCATCCTTACAAAATCCCGGCAACGGTAATCGCTCGCGAGATCAGAGACCAGGGATATCGTGGCGGAATGACCATTCTCAGGGGATTCATTCGTTCTCTCTCGGTTCCTCAGGAGCAGGAGCCTGCCGTTCGGTTCGAAACTGAACCCGGACGACAGATGCAGGTTGACTGGGGCACTATGCGTAATGGCCGCTCACCGCTTCACGTGTTCGTTGCTGTTCTCGGATACAGCCGAATGTTGTACATCGAATTCACTGACAATATGCGTTATGACACGCTGGAAACCTGCCATCGTAATGCGTTCCGCTTCTTTGGTGGTGTGCCGCGCGAAGTGTTGTATGACAATATGAAAACTGTGGTTCTGCAACGTGACGCATATCAGACCGGTCAGCACCGGTTCCATCCTTCGCTGTGGCAGTTCGGCAAGGAGATGGGCTTCTCTCCCCGACTGTGTCGCCCCTTCAGGGCACAGACTAAAGGTAAGGTGGAACGGATGGTGCAGTACACCCGTAACAGTTTTTACATCCCACTAATGACTCGCCTGCGCCCGATGGGGATCACTGTCGATGTTGAAACAGCCAACCGCCACGGTCTGCGCTGGCTGCACGATGTCGCTAACCAACGAAAGCATGAAACAATCCAGGCCCGTCCCTGCGATCGCTGGCTCGAAGAGCAGCAGTCCATGCTGGCACTGCCTCCGGAGAAAAAAGAGTATGATGTGCATCCTGGTGAAAATCTGGTGAACTTCGACAAACACCCCCTGCATCATCCACTCTCCATCTACGACTCATTCTGCAGAGGAGTGGCGTGATGATGGAACTGCAACATCAACGACTGATGGCGCTCGCCGGGCAGTTGCAACTGGAAAGCCTTATAAGCGCAGCGCCTGCGCTGTCACAACAGGCAGTAGACCAGGAATGGAGTTATATGGACTTCCTGGAGCATCTGCTTCATGAAGAAAAACTGGCACGTCATCAACGTAAACAGGCGATGTATACCCGAATGGCAGCCTTCCCGGCGGTGAAAACGTTCGAAGAGTATGACTTCACATTCGCCACCGGAGCACCGCAGAAGCAACTCCAGTCGTTACGCTAACTCAGCTTCATAGAACGTAATGAAAATATCGTATTACTGGGGCCATCAGGTGTGGGGAAAACCCATCTGGCAATAGCGATGGGCTATGAAGCCGTCCGTGCAGGTATCAAAGTTCGCTTCACAACAGCAGCAGATCTGTTACTTCAATTATCTACGGCACAACGTCAGGGCCGTTATAAAACGACGCTTCAGCGTGGAGTAATGGCCCCCCGCCTGCTCATCATTGATGAAATAGGCTATCTGCCGTTCAGTCAGGAAGAAGCAAAACTGTTCTTCCAGGTCATTGCTAAACGTTACGAAAAGAGCGCAATGATCCTGACATCCAATCTGCCGTTCGGGCAGTGGGATCAAACGTTCGCCGGTGATGCAGCACTGACCTCAGCGATGCTGGACCGTATCTTACACCACTCACATGTCGTTCAAATCAAAGGAGAAAGCTATCGACTCAGACAGAAACGAAAAGCCGGGGTTATAGCAGAAGCTAATCCTGAGTAAAACGGTGGATCAATATTGGGCCGTTGGTGGAGATATAAGTGGATCACTTTTCATCCGTCGTTGACAATGTGATAAAGATGTATAAACTTTTCATTATGTCCACCAAATATCTGTTCTATCGATTCGTCATCCCGACCTTCAACAATTAAATGCTTTTCATGTGTTCCTGGCATAAATGACGCCTTTACAACATGTTCTAAGTGGTGTTTGAACTGTACATGAAGCTCTCTTGCATCCTCAAAAGGAATATTTTCGGTAAGCTCAAAATAACGAAATGCCATATCTACCTCCCGTATAATGAGAGCTCATCATTAATGAATTTTCTTGTCATGACAATGACAAATTATTTCAGGCTCCATTAGATAGAGCTTTGTAATGAACTGGCTCTTATCTCAACGCAGCCCCTTACCGCGCGCCAGATGCTCAACATCAAGCATCAGCAATGAGATGTTTAATCTGGATTCACTCCAGAAGTGATCACCACCCTGTCTACAGAGTCAGATGTGAAGGATGATGAGTAAAATTATCGCTATCATCGAAGGCATTGTGTCCTGATGTATTCCTGCAGGTAGTTAACCTGCGCGGTTATCTTGTCGATTCCACTTCGGAGACGGTAATAATTGAGTTCAGCATCTGCTGTAAGTCCGGGGCTTTCTCCATCGCCCATGCTGCTGGCTCCGGTCGTTGACTTTGCACAGGTGGCGGCGACTTGCAGGCGCTTACGCCCAGCAGAAACATCAGCACGGAGACTTTCGATAGTCGCGTTAGCATCAGCAAGCTCCTTTGTATATCTGGCATCGAGTTCTGCTACATCACGTTGACGCTTCTGCATGTCAGCGATAATGGATGCGGCCTTATCGCGCTGCTCTTTGTAGGCGATGGCGTTATCACGGTAATGATTAACAGCCCATGACAGGCAGACGATGATGCAGATAACCAGATCGGAGATAATCGCAGTTACTCTGCTCATTGCTGCCCCCACAAACAGACTTCACGCTCAATCTCACGGCGAGTCATCAGCCCTTTCCATTGCTTACCGCCAGCATATGTCCAGCGACGTAGCTGATCACATGCGCCTTTGATATCGCCCTGGTTTATTTTGCGAAGAAGCGTCGATGTTCTGAAATTGCCAGCACCCACGTTGTAGACGAACGAGTAAAGAGCGCCGCGCGTTGTTTCCGGTATATCGACTTTAATGTACGGGTTAATTTGTCTGGCGACCGTGGCAAGGTCTTTATTCAGGAGGGCTTTGCATTCTGCTTCGGTATACGTTTTACCGAGCATGATGTCTTTTCCGGTGTGTCCGTGACATACGGTCCATACACCAACAATATCTTTGTATGGTATGTAGCTGACACCCTCCAGACCATCGTTACCACTTGGGCCAGTGATTAGCACTGATGCTATAGCAATAGCCCCGCCACCAATAGCAGCTGCAACAGCTTTTCGTAATGATGGAGGCATTATTCACCTCTCGCAGCCTTTCTTCTGTCTTCTCTGATTTTGAAGTACAGATTTGTCAGATAGGTGAGAAAGCCCAACACAAGGCTTCCAAGCACTCCAATCGCAGCCCACTGTGATGGACTGACCTGATCCAACCACTGTAAAAACCAGTATCCCGCACTACCAGCGGATGTTCCGTAAGCAATGCCAGTTGAGATTTTGTCCATTGATTTCATAGCAACGCCTCCGCCAGTAACGGATTGCGTAGTTCTTATATTGGGAAGGGGAAAAAAGAAGGCCGCAGCATAACTATCACTGATGAATTCAGAATAGCCAGTGGCTACGGCTCAGTAATGGTGCTGGTTAACGGACTTGAACCGCTACCCATTCGCTTACAAGGCGACTGCTCTACCATTGGAGCTAAACCAGCATATTTGGAGGGGCAGCGTGGACTCGAACCACGATAAGAAGGTTAACGGCCTTCCGTAATGACCTTTATACGACTGACCCAAATAAAAAAAGCCACCGTTGCAACTTAAGAGTCACTAACGGCAGCTTACCTTCTAATTATGGCTAAATGGATAATTGCATGTCAAGACTTTTAACAGCAATATGTTTAACTTTCTCAACACGTTTACGCATTTTGAAAGCATTTTGCATTGGTTGGTACAAAACAAATAATGATGCTTTCAGGATGTCGTCAATTTCATTTCTACAGGTTGCCAGTGAAGGTTTTCTCCATCCCTCGCCACCACGTCCACACATCTTGCGTGGCTTTGCAGTCGCGTGATAGTAGGATGCAATTGCTCGCTTAGATGAACCATGAGCGTAGTAGCTGAGGAGGATGCCAAAGGCTTTCTTGTCAATGCACATGACGGAATCAACGACCTGAGAAATCAACATTCCATCATCATCATTGCACATTGGCCTTGTCATAATTCTTCCCGGCTCTACGCTCTCCATGAACTTCGCTATTACGCTGCTCATGCGCTTTTCCAGACGACCTGAATAAACCCATGCGCCCCACAGTTCAAGCCATCCATTCAGCCAATCGTGCTGTTCTTTGGTGAGGTTTAGTTCTCTTATACCCATGCGACTTCTCCCTGTACCTGAATCAATGTGAGGTTTCCGCAGAACACTGCGCCGGTATCGATATACATCTGGTTGGCAAATTTGAGTGGTTTCACTGCTGGCGTATGACCAAAGATGAACGTGTCCGCGCCTTTGATTTCTTTCACGATCCCGTCTTGTGAGTTGCTGATTCGTTCGCGGTTCCAGATTATCTGCTGATGATCAACTGGCTTTCCGAACTCGTATTCATCACAAGGATAATCGGCGTGGCAGATGACATATTTTTTATCTTTGCTCACCAGTTCGATGATTAACGGAAGTTCTTCTGCTTTATGGGCAAGAGCTTTAGCCAGAATTTCTTTGTCGTAATCGAGATTAAAGAACCAGCCACCGCCATCAAGCAGCCAGTGATTAACGTTTCCACGCTCTGATAAGCCATCAATCATCATTTGCTCATGGTTTCCACGTACAGCTCTGAACCAGGGGAATGTGATTAATTCCAGACATTCGACGTTCTCTGTACCGCGATCAACCAAATCGCCCACCGAGATAAGCAGGTCTTTTTTGTTGTCGAATCCAATCGTATCCAGTTTGTTCATCAGGTTCGTGTAGCATCCGTGCAGGTCGCCAGCTACCCAAATATTTCGGTATTTGCTGCCATCAATTCTTTCGTAGATATTCATGCAGCCTCACTTCTGCTGTTTCGCAGTTTTTTAAGTTTCTGTTGATACTCCGCCTTGATGGTCTTGCACTCTTCGACAGTCCAGCGATGGCGGTTATGGTTTGATTCGATTTCCTCTACTGCTTCCTGCCCGATGCGGCTAATCAGTTCGACGCAATACGGAACGAGATTTCCGCTTTTGTGCTGGTTGCACACCACGCATTGCTTGTGAATATTGCGTTCATCAAATCGGAGTTGAGGTGCCGCAGCAGTTGTCCGGTAATGTCCGGCATCCCACTGAGCAGACGTGAGCGTTCCGCACGAGATACATGGTAAGTCGCGGTCTCTTTCTCTGATGAAGGCGTTTACGGCTTGTTGGGCTTGTTTAATCCAGTAACTGCGGGGCTTTAAGGCGAGTTTCCGAATCTTAAGTTTATCTTTCTGTTTCTGCTCCTCTCGTCGTCGTTTCTTCTCTGCTGCTTTTTCCGCTTTTTCGCGTTCTTTACTTCGTCGTTCGAGTGCTATCTTGGTTCCACACTCTGGAGAGCACCACCACTGATTAGCGAATGCAGGGTGAAACCATTCCCGGCATTCATCGTTTTTACATCGTCTTCGCGCTGGTTTAGCCATCATCTTCTTCCTCGTGCATCGAGCTATTCGGATCGCTCATCAGTTCTGCGCAGCAGTGCTCACACACGTGAACTTCCAGCACATGCAGCTTCTGACCGCAGTTAGCGCACGTTAAAGCTCGCTCGACGCTTTCTTGTTCGTAACTTCGATTTGTGTCAATCACCTTGTTTTCCTCATGCGGTTCCATTTGGCCTGTAACAGCCCGTAGACATAATCGAATGTCTTTACCTGGCTTTCTGTGGGGATTGGTTTCTTGCGGGATTTGGTGCGTTTGGTAGGAGTAAAAATCAGGTTGTCTAACGCTATTTGAGTAACGATTCGTCGCTGTCTCGCCATACGTCCTCCTTTTCCTGAGGTAGTGGTAACACCCCTGTTGGTGTTCTTTCACACCGGAGACACCATCGATTCCAGTAAGGTTGCCCGGGTCGAAAGCGATCGTCTTCCTTTCGCTCTCCACATCGATAACAGTGCTTCATGCGATCACCATTTTGCATGGTTTAATCGCCATGCCGGGAGCCAGTTCAAAATCGGAGTCGCACTGATTGCCCCACATATCCCACCCGGTCACTTTGTCGCGGCTAAATAACTCACAGCGCGGCACGTCGCCAAGCAACTTAGCTAACATGTCTCTTACGATCGGTGGTTTTGCACTGTGCTCCATTCTCGGTGCGGTAAAGTGCTGGCATATTGAAGCGTCCATTCTCTCAGGCAACCGCCCTCGAACAGCAAACAAGCAATCCTCGCTATTTGCCCGGGTCATATGCCCCATTCCGATCGCACTGTTGCCTTTGTGCTTATTGGTTTTGTGCCAAGTAAAGCCTTTCATAGTCATCAACCTGAATCCCCACGCCTCAATTACCTTTAGCGCTTCGGCTGGCTGTGTCGGCACCCACCACATCGCTAACAAGCAAGATTCTGGATCCGCTAAATCCCATACTGGCAGTCGGCAAATGTCCTGAACATTCATAACATCGTATTTATGTCCAGCACCGCGATTGCCATCGTTGGCTTTGTCGCGATATTGCCAAGGCGGATCTGCGTAAATAAGTCGGTATTTGTTCATGCAGCTTTATCTCCCCATCTCGCTTTCCACTCCAGAGCCAGTCGCGCTTCGTCTGACCACTTAACGCCACGTTCTGTACCGAATGCCTGTATAAGCTCTAATAGCTCCGCAAATTCGCTTACACGCATCCTGCTGGTTGACTGGCCTATTACCACAAAGCCATTCCCGGCAAGGTTAGGAACAACGTCCTGCTGCTTTAATGCTGCGGTAAACACACACTTCCAGCTTTCTGCATCCAGCCAGCGACCATGCCATTCAACCTGACGAGAGACGTCACCAAGGCAAGCCCAAAGCTTTCGATTCTGGTCTAAGCTGCGGTTGCGTTCCTGAATGGTTACTACGATTGGTTTGGTTGGGTCTGGAAGGATTTGCTGTACTGCGTGAATAGCGTTTTGCTGATGTGCTGGAGATCGAATTTCAAAGGTTAGTTTTTTCATGACTTCCCTCTCCCCCAAATAAAAAGGCCTGCGATTACCAGCAGGCCTGTTATTAGCTCAGTGATGTAGATGGTCATCTTTTAACTCCATATACCGCCAATACCCGTTTCATCGCGGCACTCTGGCGACACTCCTTAAAAATTAGGTTCGTGCTCATCTTTCCTTCCCGTTCTTCCTTGGTAGCAAACCGGTAATACACCGTTCGCCAGACCTTACCTTCGATAACCAGAAGACCTGCCCGTGCCATTTTAGCCGCGGCCTGATTTATGCTGGTTACTGTTGCGCCTGTTAGCGCGGCAACGTCCGGCGCACAGAAGCTATTATGCGTCCCCAGGTAATGAATAATTGCCTCTTTGCCCGTCATACACTTGCTCCTTTCAGTCCGAACTTAGCTTTGAGTTCTGCGATCTTCGCCAGAGCCTGTGCACGATTTAGAGGTCTACCGCCCATGACAGGAAGTTGTTTTACTGGTTCAGGGATCGCCTCACCACGGTTAATTCTCGCAGTCATATGGACAAGCTCATCTGCGGCCTTACGGCGTAATTCCGCATCAGTAAGCGCATTGGCCCGCATGTTCTGATACAGGTTGGTAACCAGCCAGTAGTGCGCGTTTGATTTCCACGGATAAGACTCCGCATCCGGATACAGGCCTCGCTTCCGGCAATACTCGTAAACCATATCAACCAGCTCGCTGACGTTTGGCAGTCCGGCGATAACGGATGCTTCTTCCCGGCACCATGCAACAAACTGCCCGGGTGATGGCAGAAATGGCCGATTCTGCCGACGGGCTACGCGCATTCCTGCGTTAACCTGTTCCATTGTGGTGATCCCGTTTTCCCGGAAAGCCAGAACCCACTGGCGGCGGATTTCGTTCAGTTCGTTCTGGTCACGGTTAGCCAGACTCGCCGGGAAAGTTGCCAGTAACTGGCTGAACACACCGTTGATGATCTGCGCTACCTGCTGTACCTGCGGCTTTTCGTCGTACTGTTCCGGCATGTTGTTGGCGATCCTACGCATCTGCTCACGGTCAAAGTTAACCATCTGTGCGGCGATGTTTTTCATAGATCCACCCCGTAAATCCAGTCTGTGTTTGTCAGGTCGAGTTTTGGTTTGCTGGCTGTCACGACTGCCTGTTGCTTGTTACGGTTGATTTCGAGCTGGGTCCACTTGTCGCGGAGTTTGGCCGGGCTAAGCACGTTACCGGACCAGAAGTTGTCCTGGCATGCCCAGCGGAACAGCACGCACATGTCGCGGTGGTTACGTCCGTCACGTTCACGCATCAGGCGGATATCGTTAGCCCACCCTGCAAAATTCGGTTTTCTGGCTGATGGCGCGATGGTCTTCACCATGTCAAACATCCACTCTGCGGCGGTCAGGTCTTCT